ATCTCCAATTTTACGTTCTTCGATGGTGTAACCTTTTTGTGTTAATAATGCCTTTGCTTGATCGCAATAAGGGCAATTGTATTTGCTCCATACAATAGCTTTCATTTTTATGCTCTTTCTACTTCTACAATAATATTTTCGCCTATCAGTTGCTGTGCAACTTCTTCAATTGCTGTGCAAAAATCGTTGTCTGCTAGGGTCGCTTGTTCTGAACTGTTTTCTTTTACTAGTTTACTTAATTTTAAGATAACTACTTCTTCATGTAATTTTGCCATCTTTATTTCCTTAAATGCTTGGTAGAGCGTCGTAGTCTAATTGATCACTCATAACGCCTATAACATAGTTAGTCGATTCGTTCTCTTGCAGTGCAGTTTGTTTCTTACTTGTGTCACTGTGCTTGTTGAACCACGGAATAGGAGTTGATTTTGGTGCGTGTGCAAGATACTTGATACCGATATCTTTCAGTGCGCCCACTGCGGTGTAATCAACAAAGTCTTTTAGAATGTTAGCATTAAGACCAATTACAGGACCTAGCTTAAACAAATAATCTGCCCATTCTTTTTCTTCACAAATAACATCCATGTAAATTTGATAAACTTCAGCTTCGCACTCTAGCTTTACTTTGGCAAAACGTTGATCTTCTTTAACCACTTGATTAATCAAGAAGGCTGTCCAACCTTTGTGCAATAGCTCGTCTTGTAGAATCAGGCTGATAATGTTACCATTACCAATAAAGATCTTGTTCTCTACCATTGCCAAGCTAGTAGCAAAACTAACCATGAATCGGAATGCTTCTAAGGCATAACTTGCATGTAGTGCTAGATAGATTGCTTTGATGTGCTCATGTTCATCAATAATTTCACCTGTTTCTTTTCGGCAGTTGATTACATGGAGATCATCGTAGTACTTGCCTACGCTTGAAGCCATTTCAACAATTTCTTTAGTGTCATGGATAGTACTAAAAACTTCCTTAGGCACATTATAGATATTACGAATGATGTGGCTGTAACTACGACTGTGAATATTAGTTTCAAAGAATGTCCAATTGTAAACTAATGCTTCTAGCTCTGGTAGACTCACGACCGGAGTAAAGATTTGACTTGGGCCACGGCCTTGCAAACTGTCAAGAGCAGTTTGCCTAAGCAAGTTGCTAGTGAAGATATGTTTAACCGCATCGCTGGCATCCTTAAAATCTTGTGCGTCTTTTGTAAGACTTACTTCTTCTGGGACCCAGAAGAAACCCCTTGCAGTTTTTTCAAAGTCTGCAATTTTATTGTATTTGACTTCTTCAAAGCGTTGTATAGTAACTGGACCCGCTGGATCTAGAAACATCTTACGATTTAGATAGTCTGTCTTTGTTGATAAGTTATATTGTTTTTTTGACATAGTGCTCTTTATATTCTAAAACTTTCCCCGCAACCGCAGCGGTCACGTTCATTTGGATTTTTAAATTCAAATCCTTCATTCAATCCGTTGCGAATCCAATCTATTGTTAATCCATCGAGATATACTTGACTTTTAGCATCTACTAAAAATACAAAATCTTGTTGGGCATAATTTACAACTCGTATTCCTAATCCCTTGCCTCTGCGTTTAAGTTGCTGATTGATTTTTTCAGCAGCCTTTTCAGTTATTGAGATCATGCTTTTTACGATAATCTTCTACTGCCGCTTTGATTGCATCTTCCGCAAGTATCGAACAATGAATTTTAACAGGGGGGAGGGCAAGCTCAGAAGCAATCTCGCTATTTTTAATCTGCGCCGCTTCGTCAAGTGTCCGTCCTTTGACCCATTCAGTAACAAGCGAACTCGACGCAATCGCGCTGCCGCAACCATACGTTTTGAATTTAGCATCTGTAATGACTCCATCTGTATTTACTTTGATTTGGAGTTTCATAACATCGCCACACGCAGGCGCACCAACCATACCTGTACCAACATCAGTGTCAGTTTTATCAAAACTTCCTACATTACGAGGATTTTCGTAATGATCAATAACTTGACTAGAGTAAGCCATTCTTACTTTTTCCTAAACATATCAAGTATCTTTGTTTGTAAGTTTTTAGCAAACTGAGGTTGAGGAAAGTTCCATCCAACAAAAGCACCTACTGCTAACCAAAATAAAGTTTCTAACATGATTATTTCCTTTAAACTGAAAAACTGCTGCCGCAACCGCAAGTTGATTGTGCTTGGGGATTGCTAATACTAAAATTAGAACCCATCAAGTCTTCTTTATAATCTATAACTGCACCTGTCAAGTATTGCATACTCATAGCATCTACTAATACTTTGTAAGTTTGGTCAACGTCGAGTTCAAAATCGTCTTCGTTAGTAACTTCATCAAAAGTAAAGCCATATTGAAAACCAGAGCAACCTCCGCCTTGTACAAATGTACGTAGCTTTAAGTTAGGATTATTTTCCTCTAATAACAAATCAACAATTTTAGACTTTGCAGAGTCGGTTATAGTAATCATAGTTTACATGCCTCGCAATCATCAGCATCGTCAAAATCTATAGGCGAACTTTACGGCCTTCAAAGTGTGCAGGATTATAAAATGTGTTTGTTGAAATACTTTGATCAATGTAGACTTGTAGCACTGCACTGGTTTTTAAGTAGGGTACACAATCTGTTTGTTCCCACATCAGTTGTTAGTTCTTACGAACTTTTGCATTCTGATACTCAGGAACAACTTGTACAAAAGATCCAGCCTTAGATTCTTTTACGCTAATCAGGCTCATTGGCATTTCAATACCGTTAGTTGAATTAATAACAACTGAGCTAGACTCTACAGGAGCAATAGCCATTTGTGTAGCATTACGTACTCCGTGTTGTTTCATTTGAACACGAAGTGTTTCCCAATCAAGCTCAGGAGTAAAGTCAGCAAGCTCATTAGACCCAAGAGCACGAGTTTCCCAAGGAAAGATTCCTTGCCCATAACGAGTCTGGTCACTACCTATGCACTTGCCACGTTCTTTAGCTAACTCAACACTAGACTCTGTTAAGTAATAAGCTTGATGTTCCATCCAGCTTTTAACTTCTGCTAGAGCATCCTTATCACCATATTTTATGCCACGCTTGGCATGCCAGTAGACGAATCTCGTCATTGCTCAACTTGGATTGGATAGAAAGAAAATCTTGGTAATCGAGAATATTGTTAAGGCTGCGGTGAAGAATACGGCAAGCCCTACGCATATCTTCTGGGTTGCGGAAAGCTCCCCAGTTGATGCTACCAAGTGTACATAAAGCGATACGACCATCGGGATCATCAAGACGTTTAAAAGAGCGAGTAGGTAATAGGATTTCACAGCAAAGGTTGCTCTGGTAAATGGTATGGTACTCAGGATCAAACGGACCCTGGTTCATTACATTGTCAATAAACACTAGATAGATACGTCCTGTATCTGTACGTTCTTTTAAAATGCCTGACTTGAATACTTCCTCGGCACTCATAGTCTTTTTACGTAGACCTTTTTGTTTTTCGTATTTGACATACAACTCTTCAAATAGAGCAGTGTCTTTATAGAAAGCTTCGTAAAGATCAGGAACTTCGTTAGGATCAAAGAAGGTTATGTCTTCTTTGTTTTTAAATCGTCTCCAGAAGAAGGCACTAAGCACAACCCCATAATCCATAAAACGGACTCGGGTTTCTTCTGTTCCTTGGTTGTTCTTAAGGACAATAAGATCATCAAACTGATGATGCCAAATAGGATAAAAAACAGTAGCACTTGCATTACGAATACCTCCTTGTGAACATGATCGTAAATCACCGAACCATTTTTTCAGGAAAGGTATCATACCTGTGTGCATAATTTCGCCGCCCCTAATGGGACTACCTAATGGACGTAGACGTCCAATCTCTAGACCAATGCCAGCACGTTTGCTGGCATACTTAGCCATCATTTCCCCAGAGGCAAAAATAGAGTCGAGATCGTCATCGCTACGAATAAGAACACAGCTACTAAACTGTTTGGTAGGAGTACCAAGGCCAGCGAGTACAGGAGTAGCAAGAGTGAAAAGACCATCACTGGCGGCCGTATAATACTCTTTGATAAATCGCATACGAGCCGTGTTAGGCTCTTCCTTATGGAAAACAGTTGCGGCTGCAACCATGTAACGAATTTGAGGAGTTTCATAAGTTTCCTTAGTGGCACGATTCTTTACAAGATACTTTTCAATTAACTGTTCAATAGCGGCATACCCATACTGTTCATCTTTTTCGTGATCCAGCATGTCATTCATCTTGTTCCAGTCTTCTTCACTGTACCAATCTAATAGCTCACTAGTATACAGGCCAGTAGCCACATTAGTCTTTACAATGTCGTAAAGGTGGGGAGGCTCGTAGGCGCCATAAACATCCTTACGCAACATACTTAAACGTTGCTTGCCTGCTACATATTGGTAATTTACATGTCCCACATCGGGATTATGTTCTACATCGATTAGATTAACAATAGCACGTAGCGTAATCTCATCTACTTCTCTAGTAGTAATACCGTCGTAGAAATGAGGCTGTGCTTTGATTTCAATCATTGACTGACTAACATCTGCAATCCCTTTACATACTTTTGCAATCTGTGTCTGCCACTTTTCGATCATTAGTGGTTCTTTTTTTCCGTCTCTTTTGATTACAGTTATTGTTGTCATATTCTTAAATTGGTGTCTAGGACGTATTTAGTGGAGTGTCTTCATTGCGTAAATCTTTTGCGATTTCAATGACTTAGGCAGTGTTTTAACATTAATCCAATCATCGTCATATCCATATACTTTATCTTCTACAAGCAACAAATAATACACTGTTTTATTGATTCTGTCAATAGCTACATTTATCGTTGGATGACAATTCTTAAAACGCTCAGTTAATTGGAGAGTATAACACATGCCAAGAATTCGATTAAAGTCGCAATATTCATTTTCAGTTATAAGTTCCCAAGGAGTGGGCCATGTGTTTTCATCATAAGGGTCAGTATATCGTTTGACTCGAGGAAGTCGTTGAAAGAAATTGGTAACGTCGCCTAATGGATCAGCCGCTGTTTCGAGTTGTTGCCTTAGGTTGTACCAGGCAGAAAGATTCTGTTGACTTAACCGATCTTCAACAATCATTAATTTAACTTAATGTTTTGTAAGTATATGTCATAATACTTGGAACAAGTGAAGTGTCCGATACGTTGCTGTTTTTATATTGTATCATTATACAATCAGCAACTGATGTAGTTGATACTGCAAAGTTAATTGCAGTGTCTCCGCCGGTAGCTCCAGTGTACTCATAATCATCTACAAGTTGTGCAGTATTAGTATCCTTGTCATACGATATTAGTATTTTACCTTTTCGCATTTGAACAGATGCCTGGCTTTCAAGAATGTAGTTAATTTCAAAACCTGTGCTGTTATTATGTGGAAGTCTAATTAAATTTAGAAATGTCGACGGTGAGTATATCACTGTTGATTTTCTAGTTTCAAATTCTTGAAAATACACTTTGCCGGCTACTTCTTTTATATAGGCATTACTAAAATTATTAGATGCTAAGTCAGCAACACTATCTAGATCACTTGTTCTATCAAAGTTATCTTGTATAGAACTGTTACCTGTAGATGTAAATGTAATAATATTGTATAAACTTGTTGCATTACCACCTCCATTATTACCTACATAAAATAACAATTTTCTATAATATTTTTTCTTGGACCAAATTCTTCGCCGTCACTTACTAGATCAGCACCTACACCAAAGTTAAATCCATACTTGCCATCTGTTATTTCACAGTTAATAAATTTATTATTGATTATGTCTTGTTGAGAATACACGCTGTATTCAAAACCTTTTACATACACATTATTAAACAGATTGCGTTGGCACGTTACTAATTCGCTAAATGCATACATGACTATACCGTTGTTAATATAGGTAAGAGGATTACTAATAAACTCTCCGTTGATTGCAATATCATCAAACACACTATCTCGCACAGCATTTAATTGCAACCCAACTGCGGTTATTGAAGTTGTGTTCAGGGTAAATCCTTTCAAATAACAAAATTTAGGCTGTTGATTATATCTAGTAATATCGCTGACGCCGGGTCCCCATGTTCCGTTATAATTTCCAGCTGTAGATGTATCGTTAACAAATGCAAAGGCTGCACCTGTTCCAGCAAAATTAAACACAGTATGATCCTTACCAGCGCCTTCAATTCTTACATAACTAGGAATATAGATTGTACTTTCAAATCTATATTTTCCAGGCAAGAAAGTTAACACTACTCTTGCTTTAGAACCATCACCAACTGTATCTAAGAATAAATTTGTTATGGCACGTTGTATTTCAACTGACTGATCTGTTACATTATCATCTTCGTCTAATGGAAGAATTCCATAGCTTGCACTACTAACACGGTCATCTAATCTGTCTTGTAGTGTACGTACAATAGGAAAGTTAACATTGTCACCTGTTTGAATTAACGGAGCTTCATCTTTATAAATGTAAGTGCTAAAGTCTAATAGATTATCAGCTTCTGTTAAAATCTTAGTATTGCCCACAGCAGGCGCACCTTCGCCTACAGCGCCATTTCCTATATACAATTTTTGTGTGTCAATTGCCCAAGCTAGTTCGCCGCTTGCAAGCTGTGGTAACCCAGAACCTGAGTTCTCTTTACCTCTACGTAGTTGAATTCTGCTTATTTGTACGACAGCCATTGAAATATCCTCGTTATACGATATTTAGCTGTTCAAACGGTAGTACTGCTCCACTCGCTTGCACCATTCTTCTGTCCAGTAGTCAAAGTCCTTGGGTTCTAGGATAAACTCCTGATATTCATAGTCTTTGCTACACATTAGGATAACACCCTTACGGATATTAGTTCCATGTACTTCGTTATGTGCTAAAGCATAGGCTGTTAGCTGTAGGAAGTAATCACTAATGTACTCTAGTTTCTTGGGCTTGTTAGTCTGCTTAAAGTCTAGGATGCTTTCGTCACCGTTGTGTACACCTACACAGTCAGTAGTACCCGCATATAGTTCGGGGAAGTACAAGGGTACTTCTGATCCCCACACTTCAGTTACATTACACATGCCCTTTTCAATCACAATCTTTGCCATCTTCTGGCTTTGTTGTGCAAATGGATTAGTAATTGCTTCGTTCATGGGCTCACCTTTGACATAGTCCTCTAGGAACTTGTGCATACGTGTGCCTCGATTGGCTGCTTCCGTAGTAATCTCTTGTGCCTTCTTTTCACCTACTGCTTTGCGCCAGTTGGCTAATGCTATGCGGCTTTCTTCTGGTTTAGTTTTATCCAGTACTGTCGTGACACTAGGGACTTTATGCCCTTGTGGTGTAGCGTATAAACGCTTACCGGAGCTGTCGTCCCTAGAGAGTTTTTCGTATTTAAATTTGTTTATTAGTAGGGTCATGATACATTATATAGTATCTAGACCCATATGTCAACCAGGTTGTTTGAGCGATTTAGCCGCTGCTCTACTTGCTGAAGTGTCCAAACTTGTAGTACTCTTATCTGAACGGGTAGCTTCTGGTTTTTCTTTAGTTTTAAGAGTTAATCCTCGGCCGTCGAACTGATCAACCATGTTTTTTAATTGCGGTAAACTATCAAATTGTTTTTTAAATGTTTCATAGTCCATTTGACTTCCTGAAACATTGCGTAGCATATTAGAGACAGCGTCCCAGCTGTATTGACCTGAGACGCCTTTTGAATCTGCTCTAGACTTTAGAGCATTAAGGACGCGGATAAGTGTACCCGCATCTTCATTTATTTTTTTTTTGAACTAAGAATTGTAGCTAGTTTGCGGCTATACTGTACAGTTTCGCGCATTTCACGGCCTGCTGCCTCTTCGCCACCTGCTGCTGGAGCTGCGGCTGCAAACTCATCGCCAGTTGGCATTTGTTCTGCACCCATTTCTAATCCTGGCTCGCTGCCTGGCATGCCTGTTGGACCTTCTTCGCCTGTTAGAATAGCAACTGCCTGGGCTAGGGTTGTACGTGTTGATTCTAAACATGTATATAATTCTTCTAATGCCGGTTTAACTTGGCCAGAGAATTGAGTACTGATATTGCTGCCTAATTCATCTCTTATAGAGTCTACTAATTCTAACATGGTTTCTGATTTTAATGATGCAGTGTCCTCTAGCCAACCAGTGACTTTATCTACCATATCACGTGCGCTCATGATTAACGCAGCTTTTTCTTCTTCGCCTTCTGTTAGTGTTCTTTCACTTAATACACCACGTAATACTTGCATTGCTTCTTCAATGCTTTCTTTCTTAGCCATTTTAGTGGCTGTGGCATGCATTACTTCGTCGCCTTTGTCGCCGTAACGTTTTTTAAATTCGCCTGACTTCTTCTTCATGCCTTTAACAAACTTTTCTTTCTTTGACTCTTCGCCTGGACTTAGAGTACGCTCTGAAATAGCTTGTGTTATTACATCTAGTAATGCACGGTCACGTTGATAGCTGTTGCTTTCGTAAACTGCATCATAGTTTCTGCTGGTTTCAAATTCAGCTAATTCAGTTGTAATTTTATCACGAGCTGCTTGTAGTTGTTCCATAGTGAAACTATCTACATTTAATTTGTAGCCAAATTTCTTAGCAAGACTCTCGTTAAGTGCTTTGCTACTCTTTGGATGTGAAAGTTCGTTAATCTGCATGTTCTGTATCCCTAAAGACTGTTATTGTTATTTATCAAAAGTTTGCTTTAAACATTAAAGAAATTTGTTCCTTGTAACGTTTAGCTCTGTGCTCTGCTTGTTCCCAACGCCACATAAAAATGTCACGTTTGTCAAGATCTTTTGCGTGTTCATATCTATATTTAAAAAAACTAGCATCATTACTGTTGTTCCAGTATTGTGTATCTAGAGATTTTATTTCATTGTATCTATTAAAGTTAGTTTGATCATAGAATTTAGCTGCTAATGTAGCTGTTGTTTTAATTCTAAACTGATCAATAACATCACCATCTTGTAATCTAACAGTCCACATTCCTTGGGTGTTTTGTTTGATTCTGTATCGTTTATAAACAATACTTTTATCAGGTAAAACAGCCAATGGTATTTTCTTTTTAAACTCTTCTTCTAAAAAAGTTTCTAGTTGTTTAGCTTGTCGTTTAAAGTTCATTAGCAATTACTCGAGGATTAATGTCTCCTATCTTAATTACCAAACTTTTACGTATAAGACCTTCAATTGTGAATTGATCACGCTCACTAAAACTATGTAGTGGACGAGCATGTGTTAGTTGTTCTAACATCTGCTTTTCAGTGTTTGAAGTATAGATTTCAAACTCTTTGACTAATTCATTTATTTTCATCTTCTGCTCAACATTCTTCTTAGAAGGCTAATAATTTCATTGTGTTCGCCGTGATCAGAGTTAGCTCTTCCTCCGTGTATAGGACTAGTGCTGTCATTTGGGGGAGGATCTAACTCGTTAAGCACTGAATTTTCTGTGCTAACGACTGCTGTACCAGCTTTGAGTTCATCCGTATCTGGAGTGTCCATTGACATTTTGCCGTCTGCCGTTGGTTTCAATGCAGTACTATCAACTTCCATTGACGATCCGTCAGCTTTAGTTAACGTTGCTTTTTTAGTAGCAGGATCAACTTTGGTAATCTTGCCTACTTCAGCACCCATAGCTTCATCAGTGGATCTATTGTCAGCATCTGCTTTGGCTCTGGCTTGTTCTCTACTAGGACTGTACCCTCGAGCCCTTGCTTCTTGTTCTTGATTAGGATAGACAGTTACTTTAAACATTTTACCATCTTTGACAATGTACCATTCTGATGGATCTAGATCGTGTCTTTCGTCATTAGCGCCGCCGTCATCTTGATATGCTTGTGATTGACGTTTGCCCATGCCACTTATACTAGACTGGTAATCTCTATCGTATGCTGACGAACTGCCGCGTCTACGATAAAGTGCCTCTTGCTCAATATCCTCACGTTCCATACGATCATTATAATCGTTGGCCATTTGTTCTTTCTTGTCTAGATAGTTTTGATTTCTCTGTTGATCACGCTCAGTAGCATCTGGACCTTCTGCTCTTGCCTTTAGGTCAGCTGCATGTGATTGATCTAACTTACGACGATGTTCTGCGCTGGCTGAATTAGGATTATACCCTTCGGCCATTTCAGGAGCTGTTTTGTGTTTCTGTCCACGAACAGATTGACTAGCTTTCTTAGCATCTTTATGAGCACCAGCAGCGCCGCCACCAATAGCAGCCGAAGCATTCTTAGCTACCGGATTAGTAGCCTTGGGTGGTTCAATGTGAGTCTTAGGCTTTGCGTTATACTTAACAGCTCTTACACCTTTCTTGTGTTCGTGGATAATTTCATTTCTTTTCATTGTATGTTCTCCAGGCTAAGAGCCTTGTCTTCTAAATCGTATATATGCTGACGTAATTGATCTATGTAACCTTGAGCTCTTAGTGCTTTAAATGCTATGTTCTCTACACTAAATTCGCCTTCACGTTCTAGTCCACTCTTACGTAACTTGTTAAGTTCATCTTTAACTGTGTTTGCCATGTTAATATCATCTGAGCGTAATGACATTTTAATTTTGTTAAGATAGTTTCTAACTTTTAGTGCAACATCATTATCGTCAATGTTTACTTTAACAGCTTGTGGAGTACTAATCCAACGGTTGTCTAATACGCTGTAAATGCCAGCACTATGATGTTTGTCGGTAGTTGGTTGTACATATACTTCTACATCAATACCGTGTATCTTTACATCATGCGTAAAATTATATTGATTCTTCTTAGCATCAAACAAGGGCTTTAAGTGATATTGAGCTGCACTTGGTATTTCAACAACTAAATGCAAGTCAATATCACTGTACTCAGTATAGGTATAAGCGGCATTAGAGCCTGATATAGTTATATCTGTTAATCTTAAATTAGGGATATCTATAAATTTGATAAAATGCTTGGCAATCGTTAATAATTTAAAACGAACTTTTGGATCCATTTCTCTACCGTCCCATAGCTTGGGATTCAATCGGTCGTGAAATCTTACAACCGAACTTACTATATTATCTAACTTGAATTCCCTGAGAAACATATTATATTATTTTAAAATTTGTAACACGGTATCTGCATGAGCAGTTAACCAACTCAATACTACGGCTCCGCCAGCAACAGTGTAAATCCATCGCTGTTTAAAATTTTCTAACTCTGTGATCTTAGTGGCTAACTGACTATGTTGGACACAGCTTGCTCCATACATATCATCCAATTTGGCCATGACACTGTCACGAGTTTTGTCTAAACAGTCGTGCATGTCTTTAACATCGACCTTGATCTCGTCTAGTTTTTCGTCTAAGTTTACCACCTTGGTTTCTACTATACCAAGTCGTTCTGCTGCTGTTGCCATTAGGCTACTCCTGTATTGTGTTCAGTATTTCTTTTACTGGGTGAACCTTAAAGATGCCTAGTGTGCCTATTGTATTATATTTATTGTTTATAATCGAAAACAATATTGCGTCCAAGACTAAAATATGGTTTGTCAAACTTAACAGTTTCAGTTAATTCTTGTATAAAAGGAACAAATTCAAATGTTTCCTTAAGTCGAGCAATTTTATCCCCATTATGTTCAAACACGTCTTCTCGTTCAGCAGTCCATTCAAAATACCAGCAGCGTTCGTTTGGCGCACCAAAAATATCAGCTGAGATAATCTTAGGAGGTTTATCATAAAGGACGTTTGCAGTTAGTCCGATAGTCTGCATTACAGTATCAAAATTTTGTTGCTGTAGTCTTTCTAGATCACTTCTAGATTTGTATTGAAACGTAGCGGTAATATCAACGAGAGTGTATAAACAATAGATCATGACTAGTATTTAACAGCCGTAAAAAAGCCCACTGTAAAAGTGGGCTTAGTCTTCCCATCCCGGAGAATTAAGATGCTACTAAAGAAGTAGCTAGTGCAACTGTAGAATCGTTTGCAGCACCGTTTGTATTAGCAGCGCCGAAAATGTTACGAACACGTTCTTGTAAACTTGTTGCGTCATTTGCGTGACCGTCAACAACTATTGTAACTGTACCAGCTCCACTGTTTGTAGCAAAGTACATTAGTGGGTTGATTTCACGTAGAAGTTGCTCTAATTTGCCTTCAACAACGCCGTCGTCTGCTGTTAGATCGATAGCTGTGCTGCTGTCGTCCTTAACACTGATAAGGTATGCTTTTAATTGTGCTGTGGTAGTTAGTGTACCAACGATTGCGGCTGCTGCGCCGTTAACTCTTGTAAATCCTGCCATAATATTTCTCCTCGATATGACTTGTCCATTCTCTATGGACGACTTGCAACCTAGCAAGCCTTTGTATTATTATTTATATCAGATACAAAAAAACCCCGGATTATGGGGTTTTTTGGCTAGATAATATTACTTCGGAGTCCAGCGTTTACGGGGCACTAGTTTGACATTTCCAAACTGTTTACCTGCTGGTGCATATCGTACACGCCCTTCGCCCTGTGTATCCCAGATTTCGCCCTGTCCTTGCTCTACTTGATCGATTACTTTGTCCTTAAGACTCATAATACGTCCAACTAGTCCAAAGATAGCATCTAGTGCATTAGCATGTTGTTGTGCAAGAGCTTCGATTTTAGTTTGCTTGGGTAGACTAACTTTACTGCTCTTTAACCAAGTGAAGAAGTCTTGAGTGCCTATTTGATCTAAATTCTTAGCCTTGGCGCTTTGATTTACATAGGTATACAAAATGTTTTTAAGATCACCTAAACCACTAGTGCCTTGTAGGAATCCGTCAATGGCTGCTGAGTGTTGACTTAGGTACTGTTCTACTGCATCAATAGCACTAGTATCAAGGGCTACAGGATTGCTGTTATATACCGGCCCTTGCACAATCAATGCAGGGTTAGTATTAAACATACTAAAGTCATCCATGGGCTTCTGTTCACTATCGTCCATGCCAAACTCTGGAAAGTAAGCATGTCCAACAACCATAACTTGCGCACGACTAATCTGCTGCCCCAGTGGGCTAGCAGCCTTAACGTGGTAACATGTTTGACTATTAGGATTAGGGCAAAATGTATATACTCCGTTAGCATCTACTTTAGGTTGCTGTAAGAACAGACCATCTGCATAAACATATCCAACAAACGTTTTTGGTGTAGCTGCATCAAACAAGGAATATAATCCAGCAAATTGCTTGCCAAATGCTTGTCGCTGTTGTGCTTGCTCAGGAGTCTTTGGATTGCCACTTTTATTAACAATAAAGTCGTAGACATCTTTAGGATTATCACTAGCCGCACCACGACTCCAACCATTATGTCCTGCTAAGATTAGTGGACCACCTTTCTCTGCACGGCCCCAATAGATTTGAGGATTCCCATCCCACTTCATGCGAATAGTTTTACTACCTTCAGCAGTGGCTATTTCTTTTAAGTGTTCCAATGCTTCCATTGTGCCTTTACTGCCGTGGAAGAATACTAGATCTTCTAAGTGATTAAAAGCTCGACCTAGTTTTTTTGTAGCAGCTTCTTCTGCTTCTTTTAAGAATTCATTTGCTCTCATTCACAATTCCATCGACGCAGAGCAAGTGCTTTTGGAGTAGGTTTGCCATTAGGTTTTTTCATAGGACCTTTGTTACCACTCATACGGGCACAGAAACTCTTACGGCGTTTAGCATCTTTGCTGCCTGCTTTGAGTTTACTCGGTTTGGTAGTAACCGCAGTCTTTAATTTGCTGCCTGGATTCTCACGACGATATGCATTGACAGCTTTTTGACTTAGTCCGTCTGTCTTGTCTTGCTTATTGACTTTGTTCCAGTCTTCGGAAATGATTTCGTTTATTTTCATGTTAGTCTATTCATAAAATTACGGAACCATTCGTTAGTTCCTACTGGGTGTTTTGGTGTTTTTTCTGCCCAGTTCTTATCTTGTTTGACATGTGCTAACAATGCCTGCGCTTGATCGTCAGGTAAGCTAGACATGATAGCTTCAACACTGTCTATATTATCACCAGTGGCATTAGGACCTAATAGTACCTTAGCAATGTCATCCCAGTCATCTGCAACTAGCTCTCCTTTTTTATTATCAGGAGTACGTGCAAACAAACCTTGCCATGCAGAATACATGTAGCCTTTGCTTTTTGCTAATTGTGCTAACATTAGTTGCTTGCCAACACCTTTATATGTAGAACCTTTAGGAATCTTATGTTGATGGTAACGACTAACTTTAGCCACGTTAGGAATTGTTTCCAAATCTACTTGATAAAACTCATCACCTACTGGCAAACGTACAAACACATTTACGCCTGCTTGACGTACTTGGAATCCACGATCCTGTACAAAAGCAGCTAAGGCCTTACGTGCAGCTTTATCATCATCTGTTTTAAATTTAACTTTTACTTCATCTAGGTCAACTTGCAAATCCATGTCGCCGCTCATTTCGCCAGGTGTAGGAGTATGTGCGCTGCCAATAGCCACGCTATTCAAACCTAATGGGCTTAGAATAGCATCCATTTTATCTTTCATTTCCGGAGCTAATTTTTGATCGAACTCTTTAGTGTCCGGAAATATTACATTCTTACTCATTGCCTTTGCTTTCCTGTATTTTCTTCATGCCACGCTTAAATTTAGCTGGTTCGCTAGTACGGATAGCATTAACGAAACGGCGCTCTAATTCAGCAGCCGTTTCTACATCGTATTGCTCACGGATTAGAGTTAATAGGTTAATTGCACTTTCGATTAGGTTTGCACCGCGACTTTCGATCACTTGATCCTTGTCACGGCTAATACCTAAGTCGCTTAATTCTTGTAATATTGATCTGGTACTTTTACGCATAAAACCCTTAAATCCTTTTGTATATTTAACCTTTTTACAAAGTAAAATAAAAATGTTGCAGTGCCAGGTAAACTAGACTAAATATATTAGTAGAAACCATGAGTCTCTATTCACACTACACAGAGGTATTATAACATGAAATTCTTATCAGAGCAAATGATTAGGATAATGGAACGTCTATCCGAAATGTTCCCAGGATCCAATTACCAAAGCCGTTTAGATGCATATCTAAGCACCAAAGGCATTACCGATGCCGCACAGTTGGAAAACTACGTCAGACAATTCAACTCCCAAAAGGAAAGTTATCTATGAAAAACATCATCAACACTATATTCGAAAGTCTAGTTGCATGGGGCGAAGCTATTGCGGAATACCGTAAGAGTAAAGCATCTCATCACTACTATTAAGATTACTAAATATTGGCATGAAATTAGTGTATATACACGGTGCCAATGCCACCAGCGAGAGCTTTAACTATATCAAAAGTAAACTAGGCGACGGGCTAGACATCAACTACGATAGCCGCAATGGGTTTGAAAATAACCTAAAAGACTAAAGACCTAGTGTTTGTTGCACATAGCCTGGGCGGCATCTATAGCCTGCATCTAGCTAACTCAATGCCCAACGCCGTTAAGGGTGCTGTAACATTGAGTACACCCTATGGTGGTGCTGAAGTAGCGGACTATGCCCAATACTTCTTACCATTCAGCAGACTGATGCGTGACATTGGTCCTAGTTCGTGGGTCATGAAGCAGGCAAGCCGTATTAAGATACAGCATCCTTGGACTAACATTGTTACTGTAAAGGGTCAAAGTCCGTTTATGCATGAGCCTAATGACGGTGTAGTAACCATTGCTAGTCAGAAGCATCATGAGGACATGGAACTAGTAGAAGTAGATTATAACCACTATGAGGTTGTGCTTAGTGACGTAGTGGTTAAACTTATTAAAGAACGAGTAAACAAGTTCAGAAAATAAGTTGCTTTTTTATCACAAAGCATATATAATAGTACATAGAGAAAAAGAAGTATCTATGTTAACAGACATTACACACAGGAGATTATTATGTCAGAAATTTTTACAGCACCAAAGCTACCAGAAGTTAAATTCAACAAAAACGG